GAGTATTTAAAAGAAATAAAAAACAAAATATGAAAATTTATATAGGTTATGATTCTAAACAAAAGATAGCCTCTAAAGTGTGTGAGTATTCATTACGACATCATAGTAAAAATTTAGATATTGATTTTTTAAAACTTACACAGCTTAAAAAGAAAAAATTATATTGGAGACCTTATAAGAATCAATCAACTGAGTTTACTTATTCTAGGTTCTTAATACCTTATTTACAAAATTACAAAGGTTGGGCCATGTATTGTGATGATGATTTTTTATTTGTACAAGATGTAAAACATTTAATGAAATTACAAAATAATAGTAAAGCGGTTCTTTGTGTAAAACATGAATACAAACCTAAAAGTAAAACTAAAATGGGTAACAAAAAACAAATTAACTATGATAAAAAAAATTGGAGCTCTTTGATGTTAATTAACTGTGAACATCCGGACGTAAAAAACCTTGATTTATCAATGGTTAACGAAGAAAATGGAGAATATTTACATCAATTCGAATGGTTAAATGAAGAAGACATAGGATCTATTCCACACAGTTGGAATTGGTTAGTCAACTGGTATCGAACCGATAAAGGCGATGGCCATCCCGATGCACTACACTACACTGAAGGTGGACCGTGGATCGTGGACAGCGAGTATAAACAAACATGGTTAAACTATAAAAAACAAATGGAGAACAATAAATGAGCATGCGTGTAAGAGAACTACAACAATATTTAGGTAAGTTTACTGACAATGAAAAGGGTACAGTAATATCAGATTGTCCTGTCTATATTGAAACACAAGACGGACATTTAGAGGAGATTAGAAGAATAGAATTACAGGAAAACAAAATTATAGGAGCACCGGAGCCGGCAAGGTTAGTATTTAAGACTGAAAATATTCAAAGATGGCGTTCACCTACCTATAAACAAAGTTAAAGAATCCCAAGGGATCGGTGGGAAAGGGAGACTGGACCCACCGCAACAAAGAAAGGAAAACATGGCTGAACTAAGAGATGAACACTTTGAAGTTATAAGTGAGAATAAAGCAAGACGTTATGAGAAAGATAAGAAAGAGTTACAACATCAAGTAATGGACCTAGAGATGGCATTACATAAGATTAAGGAGGTTATAAAAGCATATGAAAACAGTAACAATAACAAGTAAAGATATAAGCGCCAAACAATGGTCTAATTTAATGTTAGAGTTAAATCTAATAAAGAAGGCGTGGAAACCATACGCGACCCTTGAAATGCGAGCTAAGGGCCTTAATAATATAATTAAATGGGGTACCTCAACTAACTTTACCAAGCACCACGATGATTGATCAATTGTGTTCTAATTGCGGCGCGGGGAACGTGTGCCACCATAAGAGGAATATTGGGGGCATTAGTTTTTTTTTCCATTTAAAATTAGTCGGTGGCACAGTGGCACAAAGGGTGTTTTTGGCTTACTAGTGTTGGTATTAGCGAATAATAGCTGTGCCAGAGGGTCGATTTCCAGTGGCACACCATGGCACAAATGACGTCTTTATTGACTTATTTGCAATTATGCCGTGGCACACTATGTTCATTATACGCCATTTCTATGTACTCTGCGCGCGGGAATTTTTTTGTTTTTAAAAAAAATAAATTTGCCTAAATATTTCCCTTATAGTAAAACCAGATATGCCAAAAAAGAGAACTAAAAATAGAAAGACTATTCCTTTGAATACAAAGTCATTAGGTAATGATATATCTGCGTATCCATTTGTGGAAATAAAATGGCTGGACATACAAGGTGACGCCGGTTGGTCGGATACTAAAGATTTAAAAAAAGAAGAGTTGCCTGTTTGTGTGTCTAAAGGTTATTTGTTAAGCCAAAGCAAAGGCATTACTAGAATATTTACTGATTACATTTTAAACAAAGATAAGCCTACGTTTGACACTATAGGCAATACATGCATAATTCCTACTGCAGTAATTAAATCCATTAAAAAATTACATTAATGAAAATATTAAAAGCAAACAAACCTGAAGAAGGTAAGACACCTATAGTTATTGCTTTGTCTGATCTATCTAATTTAAAATTAAGAGATCATTATGATCCTGAAACTATGAATGGTAGAACAAAAAGATATAATACTTATTTAAAAGATTCTTTTGACAAAGAAGGTATGAACAGTCCAATACAAATAACACGTGTTGACAATGGTAGATGTAAACCTTACACTAAAGTACCTAAAGGCGGAAACAGATGTCACTGGGCCAAACAAAATGGCTACACACATATAGAAGCTTATTGGCTATGAAAAAAAATCCTACATTAATTAAAAACATGCCTTATGTTAAACATGATCAAATACCACCAATTAAAGGACCAGATTCTCAAGGGATTAAAACAAATATACAACAGCCAAAAAAATTTAAAACTATCCTTACTGTTTCAAAGCCAAAGACTTAATTTATTGTTTCTGTATTTTTTGGGTTTTCAAGTAGTTCTGATGGTTCTTCTTCTACTATTTCTGCTTCTGCATTAAGTAATATTTTGTGATCATCTAATATTCTTTTCATTTTATCCTGCAGCTCATCTTCACTCATGTTATCTAAATTACCTGTCATAACTAATTTTTGATCTATATATAATCCACCTGCTTTACCACGTGCAACTTCAGCATTAATTGCAGCCGACCAAGCACCTTTCTTTGTGGCTTCATCTCTAAGCTTAGATAACTCTGCTAAATGTTTATCAAGTGAAATTCCATGTTTCTCTTGCATCTCTGCTCTAAGCTCTCCAATATATTGAACTACAAGAGGAGATATTTTAGGGTTTCTAAGCTCACTGGCTGCTTGTCTTGGTCTTGACTTATAGCCTGCTTCATGAGCACACTCTGCGGGTGAAAGTCTACCTTCGTTATATACTAATAACTCTGCAAATTTAATTTGACGTTCTGTAAGTTGTTGTGGTAATCCCATAATTCTTGACTTATACCGTAACTCACCGTACAAGTCAATCACATGAGAATAATTCTAAACAAAGGCTGTGTACGATGAAAAAAGAGTCAGATCTATGGAAACTTTTAAAGAAAAATACACCTGAAATTAGGTGGACAAGGTTGGAATCATGGGCTGCTCCAGGGGTACCAGATGTTATTGGTTATCACGATTCATGCGGATTATTTATGGTTGAGCTTAAATTAGCACGTGGTCCAAAAGTAGTGTTTAGTCCACATCAAATCTTATGGCACCAGACACATCAAAAACGTAATTTCATTCTTGTTGGACAAGCCGAGAAGGCCTCTTCTCGTTCCATAAAACTTTATGGAAGTTCCTCGATCCTCGGTCTACTAACCGACCATCGTGAAACGCCTTGCTTGGCGCTTGACGATTGGGCCCACATCAATCGCTTGTTGCTTGACGCTTGCTGCTCGTAGCTTGTGGCTTGCTGCTTGACGCTTGTTGCTTGTCGCTTAACTGGGTTGGTTCGAAAGCTTGTGGCTTGCTGCTTGAGGCTTGTTGCTTGTCGCTTAAATTAGTTGGCGCACGCCCGCCGCGGTCCGTCGACTGCTTTGGGCTAATGGCCTTGTCCCTAGGGATTCTATAAAATTTTGGATGTTTAAAAACATGCATTAGTTTAATTTTTTTCTTGCTTGGTGCTCGCGCTTCATCCATTCAAAAAACTCTTCACAGTCTTGAAGGTACCAGGCCGGCAGCGTCTCGTGGTCCTCCAGGAACCACGGTAACAGATCGCCGCGTTTAATTTTTCTTTTAGTGCTTGCCATATGAAACCACTTTCACTGAAGGATCCCAGCACGCCCGACAGTCTCCACACTTGCCGCCCTGCTTCGGAGCTGGACAGCTAGCGCCTTCAGTCACCACCATTGAAGAGTTGGGCCAGCTGCTGTTTTCTTGTCCAATCATTGGAGGTGAAAACCTGATCACCAGGTTAGCTGGTTTTCTGTCTAGGTGATCCTTGATCCACGCTTCACGCGTTGGCATCCAGTGCTTAGTGTCCGGCGTTGCTTCACATACTTCAAAAATTTTGTTTAGGTGTTCCAGGTTTTGTACATCTCCTGCATCATGCCATCTAAAATATTCTTGCCTTTTAATTTGTACAACAAAAGCTTCAACCCATAATTTATTGGTGAGGGTTTTGAGTCTCACATATTGGGCCGCTTTAATTGCTTTGTATCTTGTGTAATTTCCTTTTAATGCGTAACACATTGAACAAACTGAATTTTTAATTTTTCTTAATTTAGATCCTGTTTTGCATTCCCACGCTGGCAAGCTGTAACTTAAACCTGGCATTTTTGAGGTTCTAGTCATGCTTCCAGTATACTGTTGTGCTTCTTTTACTTTCATATTATCCTTTCTGTTTACTCTTATATAGTCCCATAACATTTAAATGTCAAGTGCTTGCTGCTTGACGCTTAAAATAAATATACTTTAGAATGATTTTTAGAATCATTCTAAACTGCAGCTTGAAGCTTGAAGCTTGACGCTGCTTGTAGCTTGTTGCTTGTTTCATATAACCGGCCGCGCTTCCTGATCAGGGAACCCAGCGCCTGCCGGTCCTAGTACTTCGTCGCTACCTCGCGGATCACAGCTAACATACAGGGAAACGCCAGCGGCGGATATGGATGCCTTCTCTAGGTCATACTCTTAAATTCTGATCCCAGGACATTGGGTTGAGGCCGGCGTGCTTTATTTTAATAGCTCGAGCGACAGGCCTAACGCTGTATCCAGCGCCAATGTCCAGGGATCAGGGCAGGTTGTCTGTGTATCCCTGCCGTTGATCCTACTTGCTTTTGCCGGTGCAAGTCCCGTTAAGTTTTATTGTTTTGTTTCAGCGATAAAACTTCAAATGAGGCTGAAATATAGTTATAAGATATTATGGGAACTATGTCAAGAGTTAAATTAATTTTTTTTGCTATTGACATATATATTTATATATGATAGAATATCCCATATCAACAGAAAGGATAACATGGAAAACAACAAACATTTTACAATTACTTATTATGCAAAAAAGCATAAGAAACATATATCAAGACAGGCAAAATGGGACGAGCTTTGTAGATATTGGACAAGTAAGCAAGGCAACGCATTAATAACTTATTTTGATATTGACGCAAATAACTATCGTACTTGTAGTGGTAGTTATAAGATAAGATTTTAGTTGACATGATTTTATATATAATGTATAATCCCATACATAACAAACAGAAAGGAATACAATGACAAAAATAAGAATGAATACAGAGTTAAGAAACAAACTCTTTAATAAAATAAAAGATGTCTTTGAGAATGAGGACACTCAAGAACGAGAGGGCTATCTTCGTTCAAGAGAAATTTTTAATACTGAACAATCTTATGCAAGTACACTTGCAAAACAAGTTGTTGAGAGAGCATATCCACCAGAAGATGTTGCAGTATTAAGAACTTTCAAAAAGAAATATGGCGACCCTTGTGATGTTGTAGCAAAAGATAAATGTTTTTACTTTGCACACAATGAAGATACTGACGAGGACGGCGACACTAAAGAAACTAAATCACATTTTGATTTTGGTTTGTTTGGTAATCTAAATGGTAGTGAGTATGGACATGATGAGGGTAAACAGTTTGCAGTTGCATATTTTAGAGAAGATTTAAAAGCTATGGATTGCAACCCAGATATCTTTGCACAACAAAAAGAAAACAAAGATAACCCACATAAGACTAAACATGTTGATGAGTGTATGAAAGCATTGGGTTATGGTGGTCATTACAATAGTAGTGATAATGTTGGTATGACTAAAACATTTGATGACCCATACTATCTTGATGTCATTGGAACATCTTATTGTAGATCAAGAGCAATAGCATGTACCAAAGATGAGTACACTCAATTTGAGAATTGGCGAATTGCAAAAGCTAATGTTGTATCTAAACACCAAACATGGATTGATACAATTCAAAAACAATGCGATCAATTAAAGATTGGATTGAAAGCATATAGATATCTTAGCGAGGGTATTGAACTTGCAACAGAGTTAGGTATTCAAGTTGATGAGGCAGAGTTAATTAGAACCAACTCAACAGGTCTAACAATTTATAATCCTAGTAATCTAGCAAGTATGATTAAGGGTATGAAGAACAAACAATCAGCTAACACAAGAGAGGCAAAAATATTGGCAAGAAAACAATATGAAGAAAGCATAAACTAATACTTGACAATAGTATGGGATTAGTATATAATCCCATACATAACAGAAAGGATAACAATGGAAACAGTAATGAGATTAATGATGATACTAGTAGGATTTATAATTGCAATGCTAGGTATAATAACAGCAGTATATTCAGATCATCACATGTTAGGTTTAATGATTAGCTTTGGTGGTGTAATGTCAATGTTTGGGGGGTTACCAGATCATGCCTAATAAACATTTTTGCCAAGGACCAACATGCCATACTAGAACTACTAATGATAGGTTTTTAAAATCTCGTGGTGTGTTGCGTGGAAAGTATGCATATGCAACATTGGACCAAGCACCTAATCAATGGGGTTGGCAACCAAGTGGCTCGGATAAATATTTCTGTAGCCAAGGTTGTAAACATGAGTGGCTTAATCAGAACATGGAAAACATTGAACATGGTCGACCGATTGAGTTTATCAGACACAGACGAGAAAGTGGTGGTTATGAGAAAGTAACTACTGAAACTAGTTATGGTAGAACATATAGTCAAATTGAAAGGGTTGAGGGTGTGACAGAATAGTACAAAAAAACATTTGACATAATTAGGATTATCCTATATACTAGTCACATATAACAGAAAGGTAGAAATGCAAATACAATACAAAAACAAAACATACACAATACCAAAACCATTTGACCAATGTTACTTTGGTGCAGAGCCTACTAAAGAGATGACAATCTTTAATAGATTCAGTGATGAAACATTTAGCCAATCAGCAAAGCTACCTGCGTTTGCTGTGGCGATCTATGATACAATCATTGGTGCAGAACGTACCGAGGATTATACTACGATGCAAAAAGGTTTGACGTGGTTCCAAAAGAACTTCGTTGATGAATACTACGTTCTGTTAGACTAGTAGCCAAGCGCACATCCTATGCAATCCTTGCATACAAGCATAGGTTGTGCGCCAGGCATCAAGAGAATTTGACCGAGAGACGGCGTACATATCTAGCCCCTGGCATTTCCCTGGACGTAAGCAGTGACCGCAAGGTAGCAACTAAGAACTCGGACCGGCAGCGCCAGAGTTACTTGATCAGTATGGCGCTCCGGTTTTATGAATCGATAGAGGTACCAACCCGAGTTGGGTTTTTAAATTTTTTTACAGAAAGGTTTTTTTATTTTTTTAAAAGGGGTCCCAATAGTTTGTATTTATGCC